TCCTTAAAGTTAGAACAACAATAACCCACAGGCAAATCCATAAGAACGAAACCCTGTTTGTCATTTTGCAGCACAATCCCGAAATAACTGCCATCTGTGAGAGCGCGGAGCGCGCAATTTGTCAGCACAGAAGGAAGATTCATCTTCTCTACATAGTCTACTGCTTGGTAGTAGCGTTTGGAGATATGGGGAGTGGAGAGGCTCTTACCATATGACGGATTAGGAATGGTTACGCCAGCGTACTTAAGCAAAGTAGCGTAGTGAATGATGATTTGGCGATAATGGCCATCTTTAGCGAAGTAATTCCGAGAGAGTTTTTGTTGCTCTACCAGAGAACCAGAGTCAATAATGCGATTGATTTCTTCAGGCGTATAGTCTTTAACACGTGTCCTGTATTGTCTACGAAAGCTACTGCTGTAAGCAGAATCATTAGTTGCAATCATGCGCGCCTGAGACTTTTGGAACTTTGCCAAATCCATCACGGGGAGGGGCTGGCGCGCATCGCTATTTGCTTGTGTCATTTTTTACCTACCTCCTGTGAAGAATGTGAGACGACGGGTTTTGCCACCGAGACCGCGTCTGCGCTGGCGCTGAATATATGCTTCTTCAAGTTCCTTAATACGCCAAAGCCCATAGGCAAGGGACATATACTTATCGTCGGGGAACCTGGTATTGATTTGCTCAAGCACAATATCAGTTGTAGAGCCAGTCTTTTTCAGACGAAGGTTAGCCATTTCCTCAAACAATTTGGTTGTCATTTCATGCGGCATCAGGCGCTTAACGCGCTTTTCAACCGACATTTGCTGTCCAACTTTTGTAGACAGCAAAGCGTTCTTTGCTTCCTGCTCCTTAATGAGAAAACGAACAGAGCCGGCGCTAAGTCGCTGGAATGTGTTACCATGAATTTTCTGTTTAAGAGGACCATTGGCCTTAATCCCGTAAAGGATTTTAGGGGCATCACCTGGTTGGGTTTTCCGATATTCATCATCGTTCATAAACCCATAGGCGGGGTAGAAGTTTCCGAACTCGTCGGTTTGGGAGCGTATCATTTCATCACCAAGACCTACACCAAGTCCGTTCGTGTCGATGATGACCTCGCGCGGATTGAAGGCATTGATGATTTTCTTCAGGTCGATTGCCTGAATATCGAAAGGCTTACGTGCCGCTTCGCGCCCCAGCACGATAATATTTACTACCGTACACACAAAGCGCCCGGACGAGTGGATGTTCACGCGGAAGACAGTAACAACTGTCTGGTCATGAATCCGGCCCACGTCTACTGATAATAAGTAGAATTGCTCAACTCCAGGTCTATAAATTGCGTGCGTTTCTGGATTTTTGATTTTGCGGTATTTTTGAAGACGGTCATAATTGAACCAAGAGTCGTCGCTGGCGCCAGACCAAAGAGACATATACTCGCGCGCGAAGGAGCCTTCATCGTAAGAGGGAGACATCTTCAGGTCATTGATGTAATCGCGCTCAATAAGTCCATGGAGGACAGGAACACGATAATCGCAACCCATACAGAAGAATGTGTCGGGACTGATGATGGATTTTTGGAAGATGTCCATCAACAAGTCATAAGCAAAAGAAGTTTTAACACCAGCAGATGTCATAAAAATGCGCTGCTGATTTGGTTCATGCGGGTTTACAGTGTTGTCAGGAAGACGACGAGATACGTTCATAAGGGGGAGAACGATTTCGTTGATTGGTTTTTCTTCGTGGTCACGAACCTCGTCTACCAGACCACCGTGCCGGCGCCCACCACGTTGGCTGTCAATGGCGCCGACTACGTCGAATTGAGAACCGTTACGGAATTTTAACGTCAAATATGTTACGCGAGTTCGTTAAGCTCGCTCTCATGCTTTCACATGAAGTTCAGACTATATCTTCATCCAAATCTTGGATGGTTTCTATTTCGAGGCACTTGCCCCTACTCCCGTTAGGGATAGTCGTTGAATTGAAAAGTTTGTCTAAAATGAAATTAAGTTCAGAGAAACACAGATAAGATATAGAGACATAGGTTAAATGATGCTCTAAGGACGCGTTCTTTTTAATTTCGTCTTTTTGTTTCCGATAGTTAAATTCATCTTGTGTTTTATGAAAGAACTCATTAAATTGATAATGTTGAATACCATTAAATTCAATTACCATAGAAAAATCGGGAAGATAAAAATCGAAATAATGAAGGCCAGTATTCCAATCTGTAAAATACTTTTGAGACTCAAAAGTAATATTGTGATTTTTCAAATATGAAGAAATCACTTTCTCTCCTTTGGAACTTTTATCACCACAGTGCGGACAATATCCAGATTGTAAAAAAGCATTTGGTTTTATATTACGGATAAAGCCACATTTATTACAGCGTATTCTAATTGAAGTAGTAGAATCTACATAATCAGAACATAAAGTGAATTGCTTACCAAATTTTTCTTCCATTTCGGTAATAAAAATATCAGTATCTTTATTTTCTTTTTTCCCTTCACAATAGACACAATCATATTTATACCGAAGGAAGTTAGCAACTCGCGCCGTGTTCATATGATGACATTTATTGCAAACAAATTCCACCATATGATGTCTAATACCACCACTTTCTTCCATAAAGAATTTAATATTATGTGCTTTTTGTTCCAGCCTTTGTTTAATGATTTCCTCATTACGAATTGTATCTTTTCTTTTGTAATGGCAATTTGCACAGATGTGCTGGCGGCGCTTACGAAGCAATTCTCCTGTATTAACTTCAATTCTTTTCCCACAATCTAAACACTTAATAACTGTATTCTTTGAACTATCTTCACCATAGTGAAGAACGCTGTAATTTTCATCAGGAAATTTGTCCCTAATGCGCTGTGCTAATTTTTCTTGTTCCATTTTAGTCCTCCTTTTCAACTGCTGGTTGCCCATTCGTAGAACTTAGGATTTAACCATATTCCATCCACCCTGTTTTTTCTACTTTCGTAACCGTTCTATTACTTTGAGGAAATAATAGTGTGGTCAAGGAGGCTTTAGGGGTTTCCAGCAATTAAGAAACTTTTTTTATCACCCTGTTACCAGAGCGTATGTCAGTTAGTTTAACATAATCCTTTCCGAAGTTACCCGGCATATCCATGATATCGCCGCCAATTACTTCTTTTCGAATTAGCGGCCAGTGTTCATAGATTTCGGCTATCTTTTCTTTTGCGATTTGGGCACTTTGATTCTTGTTAGGCGCGCAAATAAATCGCTTCGTACCAGGAATAAAAATGCACTGAAGAATAAGCCCCAAAATAGTAATGAAAGACTTAGAAAACGCACGCGGCGCCGTTACATAAATCCCCTTATACCGCATGACCGCGCGCAGAGTAATTCTCTGAAAGAAGAAAAGTTCAAAGTTATCATCTGTCGGACGAATAAGGTCAAGATAAATGTCAGGATAAGCCGTCCATTCCGACATAATCTGCCCAATCTTCTCCATATTCTCCGTAATGAACGCTTCGTTCAGAACAATTCCTTTCTCTACCTCAATCCCTTCACGGTAGCCACGTTGGAAGTTTTCATTACTAAAAATCGAGGTCACTTTTGATGGCAGTCGCGCCAACTGAGCCGTCTCAGCCATTAACTACCACCACCTGGATTGAACTCGGCTTCTTCATCCTCCTTAAACAAATTCGTAAATCCATCATTATCAAAGTTGTCAAGGTCATAACTTTGGTCAGTACCATAATAGTTATCATCCGAAGCCATGGAGCCGGCGCCAACTGCGTCAGCTTTTCGTTCAAGTTCCTTAGCCGCTTGGAGAGCTTCAATACGGCGCGTAATATCCTCCCCAATGCCGCTCTCATTCACGTAAAGCCGTTGGTTAAAGTTCTGGAAGTTCTTCATCGTTTCATCAACGATATCGCGCGAAACACGGTCATAGAACTGATTGCGCCAGCCACGCTTTTCCATCCATTTCAGCACTTCTCCAACGGTGTCAAAGTCGTTAATGTTCTTCGCGTTTTTCGGATTAAACTCTGCAATCTTCACCAACTTATCATACGACTGAAGTAACTTATCAAACTCCATCCCTTCTTCAATTCTCTTATCAATCTCATACGAAATCTTACACAGCTTAATCGCTTGGTCCATCTGGAGGGCGCCATTGACGTTCTGCGTAGTCATCAATCCGTTGTAAAGCCCATCAAGGTAGTCCAACGCATCATCATCGTAGTTGGCGCCCCAGCGTTCGCGCTGTTCCTTCCGCTTCGCTTCCCCAATCTCAGGTAATTCCCTCTCAATGGCGCCCGCTGCGCGCAAACTTTTGAACTCCTCAAAGTAATCCCCCCATGAGAGGGAATCAAATTCAGACCCCATAAAAATTTCCGCATAGCGATGAAAACATCCAACCGGATTGGCATCATAAAGCGATTGCCATTGAGCAGGAACGAACGGAACATCCACCATTTGGCATAACTTATTTACATAAGCCCAATTTCCTTCACTTTCATTAACAAGCCTGTCAATGCAAGTGTCGCAGATGGGGATGGCGCCCTCTGGGTAGAGAAAAGATTTTGTCGGCGCGAAGGCATCAGGACCAAAATTTCCACCACAAACAGTGCAACACTTAATGTGAAACTTCTTCTGTTTGTTAATTTTTGGAACTAACGCCATAGTTTACCCTCCCGCTTTCTTCATCAAAGCCAGAAGACGCCGGCGCTGTACGCGTCCCAAACCGAGATAGGTCTTCACCATATCACGTACAACATCATTACCATCGCGCAGAATACGTTTGCCACCTTCCTCTTCCTGGTAGTCTGTCACAACGCCCATAATTCTGGCGACACCGCAAATCTGCGCGCCATCCAATTTTGCCAACGAAGTAATAAACTTCGTCAACTGCTCTTCAAAGCTCTTATCCTTCAAAGAAATCATACTTACTTTCCTCCTTTTTTGGGTTTCTTCCGCGCCAGACTGTCGCATCTCTTACAACGATTTGAAAACCCATCGCGCGAGCGAGTCCGGTGCATGAAGTTGTCTTCCGTTATAAGTAAAACTTTCCCACAAGTGTTACAAGTTTTGAAGTCCTCTGGGAAGAACAAAGAGCCGACTTGTTCGTAGTGGGCGCGCGCCGCCTCGGCGATTTTGGGGATGATGCGCTGGCGGAACACGGTAGAGATGTAGTTAGGGGTGTAGGCGCGACCGTAGTGCTTATTGAGATAATCCGCAATTTCGGGGTTGGTGCGGCGCTGGAGTTTGAAGGAGATGAGGTCGGTTTGGATTTGGTCGAGTTCGGTAAAGCGGAGATAGTAGAGCATGGTGTCATAGAGAAGTTGGAACGGGTTGGCGCCGGCTTCGTCGGGAGTTAGGGAGTTGATGTCATCTTGGAAGTCGGAGAACTTGGAGAGCAGGGCCGCGACGTGGGCGGGATTGCGGAAGTCGATGATGAACTGAGAGTGGGGTTCGGACCAGAGGGAGTTATTTCCTTCGTAGGAAATTCCTTCGTAGGGTTTGAGGGCGCGCCGGGTAGACCAGTAAAGGTCATTAAGACGGATGATGTCGTCCTCGGAGTAGGTGTGTGGGTTGAGTTGGTCTTTCTCCTTAAAGAGAAGGGAGTTCTTTTCGGTCTTAAGACCGAGGGGAAGAACGGTTACGTCGCTCCCAAAGGAGAAAGCCGGTTCAGGTTCGATAAGGGCCGGCGCCGTGTTAGGGAGAAGGGACGTAGTGAATGAGTCACGGATGGTGTATTGCTCGCGCCGGAGTTCTACCAAAAGGTGTCGGTTTTTGAGATAGTGATACATTGACCAGGATTTGGTTTTTTCGTGGATACGGAGTTGCTCGTCAGTTGTGAACTTGGAGAGAAGTTTGGGACGGGGTGGGTTTTGGCGTTTGTCGTGGTCGAGTTCGTAGTAGCAAATGGCGAGGTCAAGCCAGTCAATGCGGCGCCAAAGGTCTTCCAGAGTGGGAAGAAGAGAAGTGGGACATTGTTGGCGCGCGGCGCTACGAGAGAAAACTTCGCGCGAGTGGCGAGTTGGCGCGGTCGCACTTTGGGTGAATTGGGCCTCGTTGAAGGTGGGGGATTCAATGAGGGCATCGTAGGATTCGATGGATGCAGACGGCGCCGACCACGTAGAATTGCGCGTTTCGATTTGGATGGTTTTTTCTTGGACGACGTTTTTGCCGGAGATGGGGTCTTTTCCCCATAATACGTAGTTAGCCATCGTTTCGAGTTCGGCAGGAGTTGGGGGGTTTTTGGTAAACTGAGGGTCAGTTAGATAGTTTTTAAGGAAATCCGAACGTTGAGTTGTCGTGTCCAAGGAAAAAACGAGTTTTAGACGATTCATTTTGGGTTGCTCCTTGGATAATTAAGTTTTTCTTCCCTTTCGTTTTTTATTATAGCACAAAGGGGAGAGGATGTCAAATTTTCAGTTAGAATAAGTAGTAGGGTAGGGTAGAGCAGGGTGAGGTAGGGTAGTCTGGTTTGAAAAATTGATTCGTGGGGCTAATTTTCCAGGCCGCCCGCGCTTTAGCGCGCTAAATTGCTAAACTCCCAAAAACCTACCGGGGTAGTGGGTTTTGGGTTCGTCAAAATGCACAACTTCAACCTTGATTATTTGGTGATTTCGACGACAAGAAAAAATGAAATTTCGCTTGACAATTCCCGCCCTATGGTGTATTCTATCATCAAAGGTTGACACAAGGCAAGGCCAAAGCGGAACACTTTAAGGCCAAACGTCTAAAGCCAATCTACTAAACAGAAAAGGGGTTTCTACTATGACAAGTGAACAAATGGCAAAATGCCGCGGCTGGATTGCCGCAGAGGAAAGCAAGGGCGATAAAATTAGCCTTGCGCGGGCAACTGAAATGCGGCGGCACTTCTCCAACGCTGGACACGATAGCGGCGCGTTTGGCCGCGTGGCGGAGCTGGCAAGCCATACCAACAAGAGTCGCAAGGCGAAAGTTGCCACGCAGGGCAAAGCCGACACGTCCATTAAGCTGGAAGTCAACGGCAAGACGCGCTACGTCACGGCGGAGGTCAAGACCAACGGCGGACGCATCGCCAGCTTGTATGCCAAGGGCGCACCTAAGTTCGTTATCTACTCGCTGGACTTTGTGCAGAAGCACAAGGCTTGCAAGAGCGGCCCCGCGTGGGAGGAAACGCGGCACGTTGACCCCGTGATTATGCCCACTGATACGTTCCTTGCCATGCTGGTAAGCTGTAACGCTATCAAGTCCACCAACGGCACGAACCCGGAGCCGGCCATTCAGGTGAGCAGCAAACGGCTGTTCGAGCGACTGCTGGACTGGCCCATTCCCTACGAGCCGGACACGGTGTACACGCCCGACGACTTCGACGGGGTGGAGTGCTAAGCACTCCACCGCCGGGCAAGGCGTCCGTCGGTATGAGTCCGACACTGACGAGCAAGAGCGAAACGCCTGCCACAGAATTTTCGAGAAAAAGGGGAAACAAGCTATGAAGTACGGAGAAATTAAGGGTATTCTGACCGGGAACGTGCGCCTGTGGGCTGCCGACCAGAGCATCGGCCCTATCGAGTGGAATGACAAGTGGCAAAGGTACAAGCCGTATGCGCGCATCAGCGGCGAGTGGACGATGACGGCGCGGGAGTTGGACGAGTGCAAGGTGGAGGCCATTCGGCCCGGCTACAAGTGCCTTGTGGTGGTTATCAGCCGCTAAGAGCAGACAACGGGGCGGGCGCTGACCCGCCCCACCACTTCAAAACAGGAGGGAAAGATAATGTGGTTTGACAAGAAAGGCAAAGCTATAACGGAGAATAGGGAGATAGCCTATCTCAAGGAACACGTTTACTTTGTTAAGGCGCTGACATGGCATGATGTGAACTTCGTGCGGTTCATCGGTGACTTGTCGGGGTGGCAGAGCGTCATGACTGTGACTGCGCCCGGCGTGTATCGGCGCATTGGTGACAGGTTCGTAAAGGTGAAGTAAGAACACGGTGCGGCGGGAGTGCTAACTCCCGCCGTTGCTTTTGCGTTCGGGGTTGATTTAGACGTGTGCGCGGTCGAACAAATGTTCTACGTGCTATCTGATTTAGACGTGTTTCGTCTAATTTCCAATTTGACAAAGAAAGAAAATTGTGCTATACTGTTATTACAGTAAAAGAAAGGGGAACTCAAAAATGAGAACTCGAAAATCTGGCATTAACTGGGGCGCGGTTGCCGCGCTGGTGTTCCTTGTCCTGATATTGGTCTGCGCCAACTTCTGGCAGAAAGCTGCTGATAAGGCGGCTACGCTTCAAACCAAGCTGGACGAGGCGCTGGAAACTGTTTCCATTAAGGAAGCTGCGCTCCGCGAGATGCAGGAATCTTCCTATTTTGATACATCAATCCTTGAGGGTTGGTGTGGCGGCGGTTGTGATGGGGAAATCCGTATGACTGGCGCGTGGGTTTACGGGAAATCCGGCGAGGGCGGAATAATCGTTTGTGACGAAACCGGAAATTTGTGGGACGTTGGCGCGGTCGATGTGACAAATGAGGATTTTCTCCTTATTTGGATTGCAGACAACAACACGGAGAACGTCACAGACGACATTGTGGTAAAAGTTTGGGTTGAGAGTGCGGTGGGTTAGTCCCACCGCGTTCTTTCCAGAAATTAGACGTTACACGTCTAAATCGGAATGAAAATGGTGTTGACTTTCACATAAGGTTGTGGTATTATAATATCAGACAGGGGGAGAAAGAAATGACTTCCCTTTCTTCCAAAGTTTCTCCTTTATCGCTTTTGGGGCGTTTGGTTTTGGAGTTTTCCGAGCAATAGTTCGGGAGAAAAGACTTCGAGGTCAAGTGTCCCAAAAGTTAGGAGTTGATTTAGACGTATCTCGTCTAAACAGGGACGATTTAGACGTGTTTTTGGGGTTGACAGAAAATCGTTTCTGTGGTATCATGGTATCATCAGAAAAGGAAAGGGGTTCCGAATATGTGGAGTTTTGAAATCCGTTACAAGGACACTGGCGAGAGGGATATTATTTTTGGGTATAATTGGCGCGATGCTTGCCGCCGTTCCAATCTCAACCCGGAAGATACTAATATCGAGTGTCTGTTGCAAGACTACGAAGATTAAACGTTGAGAAAACGTTGAGAGCGCGAATGGAAAATTTTGCCAGCCGCGCCTTCATCCTAATTTAGACGTGTTTCGTCTAATTTGTCGGTTGACAAGTCCAGCCTTTTTGTGGTATCATAGAACTATCAAAGAAAAGGAGTTGTTGAACATGACAACAAAAGGCTATCTTCTGGAAACTTCTCTTGCCGCATACAAGGCGGTCGAAAAAATTTGCAATGACTTTCCGTGTTTCTTGCGGAAAGCTGTAGTTGGTGACAGCTACGTCGAGGTAGAAATCCAGTGCCGGGACGAGGACTTACCCGCCATCGAGCGGCGGCTGGCCCCTTTCGTATAAGAAAGGGGAAGCTGCAAATGCTAACTTTTAAGGAATTAAGCTGGAGTTACCACGCGCAAGTTCAGCGGGAGGAACGAATACTCAATATACTAATGAGTATCGGGTTCGGTGAGATTTACCAGTTAAAGGAGGATTTTGTACCAGGGCGGACGCGGGCATTCACTACGACAGGTTGCATTTTGATTTTGGAGAATAAGACGGTTGTTACTGCTTTTCTCGCAAACTATGACCAAATGACAGAATACTTTGACGGCAAAGTTCCATATGAGATAAGGAAAGCCGTCACACATTCGCACAAAGTTTATATGAGATATGCGGGGCGGTCGAAATGACCGCCACCGTTTCACAAAGTTGATTTAGACGTATGACGTCTAAGTCGAGGGTTGACAAAATTTCTGGAAAGTGGTACAATAACACCATCAAAAGGAAGGGGGACTTCTAAATGGATACCGAAAACAAGAACACCACCGAGATGGAGAACACCGCGCCGCGCTTTGACTTCCACGACTTCATGGACGCGGTTGACGAGGTGACCTGCGCTTATGCGCAGGCGAAGGACATTCCCTACGAGAAGCGCATGGAGCTGATGGACGCGGCTCTGTTCGATGTGCTGGCGTGGCTGGACTTCTGGGGCGTGCCCATATCCAAGGCGGTCAAGGCCGTGGGCGTGGCTACCGGGTTGTTCGTGGAGGGCGCGAAGAATGATTGAGTTCTGGTTCCATGACGTTCTGCGCGAATACAAGCGCGGCGACCCTATCCGGCGCGGTTGGCAGGTTGGCGTGGTTCTGTTCACCATCGGCCGGTTCGCCATCGTGCGGTGGGATAACGATATGATGGGGCGGGCGTAAGTCCACCCCATCAGGGGAAAGTTAGACGTTACACGTCTAAATGGGGAGTTGAAAAGGCGGGCGCAGTGTGGTACAATAGGAGTATCAAAAGGGAAAAGGAGTAGACCAATGAAAAACTTTCTGTTCTATGACGGCGACACGGGCGAAGAGTTCATCGTCGAGGCCAAAACACGCATAGAGGCGCGCAAAATCGCGGACTGTTATTTTGATAGTGCTGTTCTGCGTGGCACTCTTTCCAATTATGAGGCCGAAATGTCGGGTCTTGACACGTACTAACCCAGTGCCCACCGCATAGGTGGGTAGATTTAGACGTTATACGTCTAAATTTCCTCTTGAGTTTCCGAAAGTTCTGTGGTAATATATAATTGTCCGAAAGGGGAAGGACAAAAAATCAGAAAAGGGGTAACTACCATGGAGAACACTTTGTGTAAAGTCGTCATCAATCCCGGCATTAACGAAAATGACCGCCAGCTTTTGGCCGATATGCTGGAAAAGCTGAACATCGACGGAGAACCGGACCGGGATGGCGCGAAACTGTATATGACCGTGACGCGGCGCGACTGGTCGGCGCTGTACGTGCTGGAGGACTTCGACATCCTGAGGTGCAAGCAGATTTGAGCGCTCTCCCCATCATGGGGAGGATTTAGACGTATGGCGTCTAAACCGGTGCTTGACAACTGGCGCGGAGTGAGGTATAATTGGTGTATCAAAAGGAAAGGGGAAACAAACAATGGAAGAACTGAACTATCTGGTGTATGACGGGAGCACGGAGGATTACGACTTGGTGGGCGGGTTTGTCTACTTCGTGACGGCGCAAAACTTCGCGGAAAGCTGGCGCGGCTCCAACAGCTCTATCCCTGTCAGTGTAGTTGAGCGGCACACTGGCAGGGTTATGGGCACCTGGCGGCTCGGCGCGTGGGAGAACTGTCAGAGTTAAACGGGGAGAAATCTCCGTGGGTTAGACGTCAAACGTCTAAATCTGCCCTTGACATTCTGACCCCGTTATGATATACTTTAACCAACCTAAAGGAAAGGAAGTAGTTAT